CCAAACAGCCCACGCCAGTCACTCCAGCCCACCGAATAGCGTTCGGTGGCCTTCATGCGGGCGTTGGTCGTGTCAAAGTCGTTGTCCTGCGTCAGTTGCAGGCCACGGCGCTGATACGAAGACAAGCCTTCCGGCGCGTCGGTTGTCACGAAGAAGGCGTCATCATCCGTCAGGTAATCCCAGACGCAGATGCCGCCCGGCAGCATACCCATTGCCTTCATCGCGTTCAGGTCGTTGTTGGCGGTGCCCGCCTGGTTCACAGAGGAAACAATGCGGGTCGCTTCAAACGCCAGTTGCGGCGGGACAATCAGCTTCTGCCCCTCAAGCTGAATCCGCAGGCCGCGCGAGTCGCGGGCAAGACGGATCAGGATCAAGAGGTCTTCCAGCGAGGCTTCCGACAGGTCGGCAGCAACGGCCAGTTCATTCGACTGGTTGCCCGAAAGCGTCGGGTGTGCAGTCGAAAGCAGTTCAACGCCATCGCCGCCAGCAAAAGCCGAGTTGAACGCGCGGTTCAGCACGTTGGCGTGGACGTTTTCCTTCGTCTGGCGCATGGAGCGGGCCAGCTTCGCAGCCTTGCGGCTGGCGACGTTCTCATACTGGTTATCCTCAATCGCTTCCTGCGTGATGATGGCACCAAGGCCATAGGTCACGTTGGTGAAGCGGGTGACATAACCCTGCGTGTCGGTGTCATACGACACGGACTGCCCTTCGGCCTTGATCGGGGCGAGGCCGAAGCCCGTTTCCTCGACCACTTCCTCGTAGGCTTTGTCCGACGTGGCCTTGGTGAAGACCATATCGCACACGAGAGGCTTTTCGGCGTAGGTCTTGCCGAAGAAAGCCTTGATCCCCGGCCATAGGCTCTTGGGATGGTTGCCAGTGGTAATAGCCATTTCCTATCCCTCCTCAGACGCCAGCCGCAGCGTTAACTTCGGTGTGGTTGTTGATGCGCACCAGCACCTTGGAAGCGGTCAGCGTGGGGAAGTTGTCCTCACGGTTCACCAGTTCCACGATAGAGATTTGGTGCGCGGCGGTGGTCGCCAAAACGGCCTGATCAAGCTGCGCGCCCGATTTGCCCGTAAAGGCCGAACCTGCCACGGCGAAGGTGATCACCGAATTCAGGCCCACGTCGGTTGCGGCAAGCGCGCCGGACGACTGGATTTCAAAAAGCATGTCTGGATCGTCGCAGACATACACAATCCGTTCCGTCGAGGCGGGGCGGTTCAGCGGCGCGTTGGCGTCGCCTGCAAAGCCCACGATGACGCCCGTGATGCGGTTGGCCGTGCCAGCCGTTGCGCGGGTGATGGCGGGCAGTGCGCCGATTTGGAACGAACCCGCGCCGGGGGCGGATACGTTGGCGGTGTTGGCAGTGCCAGTCTTGATGACCGGATCACCCACGAAAAGGGCCGTTGCGTCCGTTGCAGGGACGAAATAGGCCCGGAAAGCGCCGTTATACGGTTGGCCGTTCTTTTGACGAACAGGACGCATACCGAAGGGCGCGTTGACGTTGGTCATGATGACCTCCTATCAATGCAGGTTGAGGTTTTAGGCGATCCTGATCCCACCAGAGGGAACGTAGTCGCCCTGCAAATCGCCCGCCTTGGTGTTCCCGCGGCGAAGCTGTGCCAGTTGCTCATCCAGATCGGTCTGCTTCTTCTTCTGATCGTCGTCGTAGAACTTGCGCAACTTCCGGCAAAGGTAGCTGCGCAGCGGTGATCCATCGGGCTTGGTGCCGACAACCACGGAAACAGCATCGCCCAAGTCGGTGCTGTCGGTTTTCACGATGTCGCCGTTCTGCTTCACAATGTCCCAGTCGTCTTGCTGGGTCATCTGAAACAGCCTTGCGGGCGCATCGTTGATGAAGCGGTAAGAGAACCTGTCATAATCCAACAGGCTCGTGTTTACTGCCAAACGCTTGCCGACCGTTTCGATATCGTCACGGCGGCGACGGGCCGGAAGTTCCTCGTCGGAACGGGAACGGCGGGCGCGTGTTTCAAGCTGCATTGTAATCCTCCGCATAGGCCGCGCGGCCCTCTTTGGTGTCTTGGAATAGGCCCTGCTTCACAAAGCGCTGGAAGGCGTCTTTCGCGTCCTTGGGCAGCTTCTCAAAGCCGGATGCGGCTGCATTGCCCCCGAACGTCAGGCCCGCCTCCACGGGCGCGCTCTGCTTGGGGGCAAGGGTCGCATACTTCGCGGCCATCTTCTGATCGACGTAGGTCAAGATAGCCTTCGGATCGGAATAGCCCTGCGCTTCGGCCTCGCCATAGAACTGCACGGCGTCCACGGTCATGGCCTTGTCTTTCTGAAACCAGTCCTTGCCAACCCGCCATTGGTCAATCGCGGCGCGATGATCGGGCGGCACGGCGTCCTGTTGCTGCGGCTGGCGGGCTTCCTTGACAAGTTCGGCCTGCTGCTTTTCCAGCCGCTGGAACTCGGCAACGTCGCCAACCTCCACAGCCTTCACCTTCTCGGCCTGCAACTGCGTCATGCGGTTTTGCAGTTCACGCTGGAACGTCTTGGACAGCGCCTCTTGCGTCTTTTCAGACATGCGGGCGACTTCATCTAGGCGCTCTTTTAGCTTCTTGAACGGCGTGAAGCTTTCGGCACGTTGCAGATAGCGCTCGGGGTTGTCGATGTAGCCTGCCGGGATGTCGCCTTGCCATTCGTCGGGCGATTTCCAGCCAAGCGCGCGGGCTTCGGTTTCGAGTTCGGGATTCCATGCCGGGGCTTGCGGTGCCGCCGTTTCAGGCGCGGCAACCTGTGTGGTTTCTTCGGTCATTCGTCTGCCTCGATCATCGCCAGAACCGACTTATCGTTCATGATCCAATAGGTTGCGCCATCGCGCCCTTGGACCTGTTCCGCCTGATATTTGCTGAACATCACGCGGTCCCCGACTTGCGGCGTCGGCTCGTTATCCGGCCAATCGGGGTTCTTGAAGGCCATCGGTGACTTCGCCACCAGAATGCCTTCCTTGCGGCCAAACTCTTCTTTCTCAACGGTTTGATCGGCCAAGATCAGCCCGCCCTTCGTCTTGCGGTTCACCTCCTGCGGAAGCACGAGGATTTTGTAGTCAAGCGGTCTGATCCCGCTTGTGTTGGTCGAAATGGCTTGCCCATTCGTTCCAGTCATCAGCTGTTCCTTCTGTCAGGTCTTCGATCAGTTCTTCTTGCGCCTTGCAGCGCCCAAGGCTTTCCGGGTCACATGATCCCTTGGCCCATAGCTGCGCCTCCAAGGATTTGCGGTTCTGCAATGCCCCCTTGCGCAGGATTGACAGCAGCAAGCGGGTTGTTGGGTGCGCTTGCCATTCTTCCAGCGCCTCCGGCTCTAACTTCATCGCGTCTTGTGCCAAGGGCGTTCCTCATCGCTTTCAACTCTTCCAGCCGCGCCTTGAACGGCATCAGGTCCACCTCGGCGCTGTCCTTTTCCGCCTTGGCGATGATTGCCAGCGTTTCAGCCTCGGTCTTCTCAAGCGCCGCTTCGCGCAGGCGAATGTCGATAACCGTCAATTCTTCCTGCACGGCCTGCATCAGCATCTGTTGCTTCATCGCTTCCGGGTCGGGCTTCGGAATCAGCGCCTCGGCGTCGTCAATCGCTGCCGCTTCCAGAACGCGGCGCACGGCCTCCTGCGGATCGACAAGCTGATTTTGCGCCAATTCAAGCAGGAACTGCGCGCGACTCATCTTTTGCATCGACGTGACGGCCTTCGGATCAGCCACGGGCAACACGTCCATGTTGCTCATGTCGAAATCGGCCTGCGGGTCGGCTTCTTCGTCCAAATACGCTTGATACCGCTCCGGGGACACGTTCTTGCGGTTTAGGCGGCAGATCAGGTCAAACTCGTCCTGCAATGCGCGATAGATGCGCTTATAGGACGCGGTAAACACCATCTGCCCTTGCTCGATCAGCGCCATGACGGTGCCGACAGGCATATTTTGCCGCCCGGTGTCTCCGGTCATCACGTTAGACACGGACGTGATTTCGCGCCCGGCTTCGATCATCATGCCCAGCACTTGGAACAGCACAGGCGACGGGCCGGGGAATTGCAGATCCACGATGCCGCGCCGGATGTCATCCCCGTTGAAGTTGACTTGCTGATATTCGCCGGGCCGGATGCGCTTGACCCCGCCTTTGATGCGGAAATTCTGCGCGCCGATGAAACCGCCACCCAGAGAGGACAGATGCCCGCTGTCCATAATCATGTTCAGCGTGGAGTTGATCGTTTCGCTGATGTCGCCCAGCAACAGGCCCATGCCCGTGCCAAGCAAACCGCCGTCCATCGGCGGCATGAATTGGTAATGCACCAGATACGGCGCAGGCTCTGCCGCAACGATGCGGCTGTTACCGATACGCACGGTGTCCATGTCATAGGCCGCGACAACCCGCACGACCTTCTGCATTTCCTTGTGAACCGTGACGATATACGGCTCTGGGTATCCGTCGCCGTCCAGATCGTGGCGACACATCTGCTCAATGAATTGTTCCGGCGACTGATCGTCTTCCGGCTTCACGGGCAGAGTGATTTCGACAAAGCGCCCGGTCAGGAAGTTAGTTTTCACCTGATGCGGATAGAGGTCAATCTGATCCGACACGCGCGGCGCAGTCGCCAGCGTCGTGGCGTTGTTGTTCACCACGATATGCTTGCCGGGCATCCGAAGCTGCGAACGCAGGCGATTGGTGGAAACGTCCCACCAGACCTTGCGAAACATATCGCCCACGATGGGCAGTTGCATCGTCAACTGATCGGTGCCGCGCTCCCACTCGCGGGAATCAACGGTTAGCTGCCACGTCATCCAAGACGCGATGCGCTTTGCCCGGTTGGCCTTCTGGTTGTCCTTGTCTGCCCCGTGAACCGCCGCCTTCACGATGTCCGATGACGGCACGATGGCCGGATAGGCGCGGGCGTTGTATTGCAGCGCCGCCGATGTGATCAGCGGGTAACGGATGTTGGCCGCGTTATGCCAAGGGTAGGTCTTTTCGTCCTTGACCAACATCGCCAGATCAAGGCCGCGCTGCATCCGCTCTTGCCATTCGGCCATGGATGCGAGGTCGATCTCAAAACCGTCCAGAACTGCCGTTGCCAGCTTTGCCAGATCGGTTTCGCCCATGTCCTTGGCGAGGTTGTCGGCCTCCGCAATCGCCTTGATGCGGGCGAGGAAGTTAGTATCCGGTGGTTGCATTGACTGAGCGGCGATCATCGTCTTCATCCTCGTCTCGCTCAGGAACAGCGATCATGTCAGGGAACAGGTCCGTGAAGGCCCAAACCATTGCGTCTAATCGGTCAGGGCTTCCCGTCCCTTGAAAACCCGCCTGCGTCATCTGGAGCATTTGGTTTTCAAGCGCCGCGAATGAGCCAACGTGCGCGATGCGCCCTTGCTCATAAAGCGCCGCTACAGGCTCGGCCCTAACATGCTTTCCGCGACTGGCGCGGACTTGCTTAATCCTGACGTTTGGCGCGACCGTGCGAATGGTGTGCGCAACCATGTCGCCGCCTTGGTTCACCTCAACCACGATGGCGTCGGCATTCCAATAGTTGTATGCCTGCACCGCCTTTTGCGCCCACTCGCCCGGCGTTCCAGTCATGCTTTGATCATCCAAGACAACACCGCGCTGATCGGCGTCGTCCGTGATGCCAGCAACGATAATTCCGTGTTCGTCGCTGGTGTCGGTGTTCGTAACAGCAGGATCAACCGCCACGACGATCCGGCCAAGCTGGGGAATGTCGCGCACCCGATAAGTGTCCAAGCCGACTTGCGACCACAGCGCGCCCGGAAGATCGCCAAGGATTTCTGCGTTGAGTTCCTGTCGGCCTAGCCGAGTGCCTTCATATTTCTTCTTGACGCGCTCAAGAAACGGCGCGGCCAAATTTGCCGCGTTGTCGAATGTCCGCCCCCTTGTGACAACGACTTGCCCCTCGGTTCCGGCAACGATGGACTTCACCAACTCAATTGGGCGCGGCGTGGTTGTTACGACAACTCGCGGGTCCACCCCCAAGCGCATCCCGAATTGCAACATATCCCATGTTTCACGGGCATAGCGCCACTTGGCTATTTCGTCCGTCCATGCCGTGTCAAACTGCGGGCCGCGCAACTGATCCGGTTCGGTGGCGTTGAACAGCGTTGCGACCGCCCCACTGGGCCATGTAACGCGGCGCTTTGACGGCTCATACAAAGGGCGGTCGGCCTTTGGGTAAAGCCTCAGAAGGCCGCTTTCGCCCTCCACCATAACATCGCGGGCATCGGCTGCGGTTTCTGCCACAAGCGCGATATGCCGCGCGCCATTCGCTTCCCGCTTCTTAATCCACTCCGCGCCCGTCCGCGTCTTGCCAAAGCCACGACCCGCAAGAAGCAGCCAGATATACCAATCGCCGCTTGGCTCAATCTGGTTTGGGCGGGCATGAAAACCCTCCCAATCGTAAAGCAGCGCCTCGGCCTGTTCATCGGAAAGCTGCGCGATGAACGCGGCCTGATCCGCGCTACTCAGGAGCGCTAGCTGTTCGGCTGGCGATTGCACTCAGATGCGCCTTTAGCAGTTCTTTTGCGGAAACATCTTCCGTCTTGATCGGCCCGCCGTCCTTACCTGCGTGTTCAACACGCATCGGCTTATCAAGGCCGAACAGCTTTACCTTGCCAGTAGTAGCAGCCACCATTGCGGCGGGATTTTCCACTTGCATCGCAAGCCTGCGCGCCTCTTCAAACTCGTTCATCGCGGCGGAAAGGTTGAAGATGGAAAGGCGTTCGGCCTGATCCCGAAGCGATTGCAGCCTTAGGGCTATTTTAGGGTTGTCCAGAAGCTGGCAGGCTTCGACGTAGATCCAGCCGTCCTTAGCATCTGGCGCAACATCGTAGGCGCGCCGATAGGACTCAGCCGCGTTTCCAGTTTCGATGAACGCTAGGCAGAAAGCTTCTTGCTTTTCTGTTAGCCCGTTTGCACTAGCGGCGGCTGCCATCACGCAACGTCGATCACCGACACGGTGCCGGGGTTGTTGCACTCGATTTCAAACGGCGTGGTTGCAGGGATGTATATCCCGTTCGTCGCGGTTGCTGCGGTGCCGCCGAAGCGGATGCGCATGGCCCCGTCCGCAAAGCCGCAGAGCAATTCGCCTGCGCCCATGGTGACGCTTGCGGCGGTGCTGTCGGTGAGGTTGCCCGCCGTGGTGGACGTGGTGAATGCGCCGGACACGCGGAAGTCAGACGACTGCACGGTTGCAGCGCCGGAGCCACGGTTCTTGGCGTATTTGGTTGTGTGGAAGCTGAGGGTTCCCATTGGTTATTTCCCGTATTTGCGGCCTTTGCCGCCCTTGGAGCATTTCTTAGCCATGGTGTGGCCTCGCGTGATGTGTGGGGGAAAACGCAAAAACGCCCGCAGGGTATACCTCGGGCGCTCTTGTGGATTATGCAAACGATACGCGGTTTTTTGGGGAAGTCAACAGATCGCGTCTAGCCCCGCGCAGAGACGTTCCATGTAGCGCGTTTCTGTGTGGCCGTCGCGGCACCCGTTCATGGATCGGATGGACATATCTTCGATCACGACATGGCGGATGAAAGGGCGGCTGCCGATCGGGATCTGTCGCCACATGATGTAAAACGCGCGGCGCTTGTCGATCGTGCTGGCCAGTGGATCGTCTGAGCCTTTCCCATCCACCTTTGCGAGGAACGCGGCCAGCGGGTCTTTGTTCGGCATTCCAGCCCATGCCGCGTAAAGGTTGGATGCTGCGGCCTGCTGCTGCTTTGTCAGCTTCCCCTTGCGGGCGTATTTGTCAATCCAAGTTTCGCGGCGATTGCGGCGCACTCCGTTAGGGTTCGGGGTTTCCTTACCCGTGCTGGGGTCAAATTCAGTTGCTGGTTCTTCACGCAGCCTGTCGCGGTTGGCTACGCCTGTAGCGCCTCCATCCCAGCTTGTCGGCATTGCAGACAGCGTGACGGGCTTCTTGCTTT